TCAAGGAATAATATAATGGCAAGAAAAGGAATACTATCAGACTTATTACAAGACGAACAATTTTTAATCGGTGCAGGTCTTTTATCAGGCGGTTCGATGGGTCAAAGTGTTGGACAATCACTATTCCCATCTATTTTACAAGCTGCTAAAGTTAGAAAGGCTTTTGCTCCAACTGCAAAAAAAACAAAACAAGCTTATGATAGCGTTTTGGATAAAAATGTATTTGTAACTGATCTTGAAGTAGCTCAATCACCAGGCAGATTTACTCCTATAGATAACAGACAAAATATAAGCGTTAGTCCAGATGGTACTGTTAATATTGGTTCTGTTTCAGGTCAAAAACTTACAGAAAAAAATAAAATAAATGATCAAAGAACGGCAAGAAATTTAAAAGGTAATTATAAATTTTTAGCAGACTTTATTCCATCTATGCAAGAAAAAGCTGCAAAAACTCCTAGTGGTGCTGTTGGGAGTGCGCTTTCATTTATTGATGTTGTATCTAGTCAATTTGACCAATTAGGAAGATTTAGTGGATTTGGAAAATCAAAAATATCATTTGGTAGTGAAACTGACAAATTTTTAGAATCTAAAGGATTACAAAGAAATGCAGCGAATTATTCAAAACTAAAAGGTTCAGTCACTAAATTAGGATATACTCTTGCAAAAATTGAAGAACCAGACAACCCCAGATTATCAGAGGGAGATGTTTTAAGACAATTAGATAGAGTTAATTTTAGTGGATCTCAAAATCAATTTGTAAATTCTTTGCAAGGAATTTTAGAGGATGAGTACATAGCAACTAAGGCAAGATTTGAAACTCTTGATCCAACTGGAGATTTTGGTTTAGAGCCACCATCGTCTAATATTGAAATACAAACAAATATAAATCCAGAGGATGATCCTTTAGAATTATTTAAATGATTACTATTTTACAATTAAAAGAAAAATTTCCTCAATATCAATCTGTTTCTGATGTTGAATTAGCTGAAAGACTATACGATAAATACTATTCTGATAAAATCGATAAAAATAATTTTTTTCAAAAAGTTTTTCCTAATATAGCTGAAAGAAAAATTGAAGAAACAGAAAGTAAATTAATTCCAGAGACAGATGGAATTATTTCGCCAGATGATGATTTGTTAAATCAAAATTTAATACAAAATCAAAATTTTCACGATAACATGTTTATTTTTGAAATACTAAATGATCTTATAGAAAATCATAATATAGTAATGTATCCTC